CAGTACCCTTGACCCTTCTCTCCGATCTCACATTTATAATGTATTTCTCTTTTGAGTTGCATGAGTTTGTTGGTCATAGCAACCTTGTCTAGTCGTCCGTTCATACATCACCATTGCAGTTCATTAATCATATCGACTTCTGCTTGTATCATATCAACAGCAACCTTATCCTTCACCTCAATTAATTTAGCAGTTTCAAGATCATCACTCTCATCTGGATTGGTATGATGTGTGACCTCTCTTAGTGTCTTGAGATATTCTAAGACATGCTCTCTGATCTCCATCAACTCATCAAAGCACCCTTGGTTATGTGCACACCCTCGTAACTGATGATTAGGTTCCAAGACTGACTCTTGAAATAGAGTCAGTGCTCTATCATATTTGATAGCAGGTGTCTCTTTACCTATCATGACAGTGGAGGTAGTCCTACTGAAGTTGGTGCGGGTGGTGCTTGAGGTGGTATCGCAGGACCTGTTAGGTCTGGAACTACGTCACCAATTGCTCCACCAAGTGCACCAGATACTTGCTCCATGATTTGAGACTTGACGTTATCAATAATTTTTCCTCGGTTGAGATATACACCCACCCCACCAACAATAAGGGTAAGAGATACAACACCAGACGATATTGCGATCGCATTTATAATTTTTTGCATTGGACTATGATGTAATTTTGACTGCGGGAACTTCTAACTTAATAGTTTGTGTAGGTGCTGCCTGAGTTGCTTTCTCTATAAGCATCTCCATATCCTTCTTAGATATGTTTGCTCCACCACCATCACCATTTTTCTTCTTACCTCCCGCTTGGATTCCAAAAGTAGCTGTGACTCCTGTGAAAACCGAAGCTATAAAGGTCGGATCAATCTTATCTTGTTCCCAACCTGGTATCGTAACGTAATTTAATGTTAATATCCCACCAGACCAGACTAAGATTCCAAGTCTCACAAATGTAGATAGGATAGCAAGTTGCTCCTCCTTATCATCCATATGATCCTTGAGTTTACCAAGAGGACCTTTTGGTTTCTCCTCTCCTTTCTTGGTTTCTGCCATTGTAATACTGCTGTTCAGTATTATATAGCATTATTTTATCACTGTTTCCTTTAGATTGTCAAACAATGTGTCACGAGCTCCTCGCATTCCATCCCAATCATCATTAAGTGCACAGTCAATGTACTTGGTTATATGTCCTGTCTCTTCTCCATTAGATTCTAGTGACTTTACCATCTCTGGGTAGTTATTACCAGCAAATACAGTCTCAAATTTTGCTGAAGTTTTCTTGCTGAAGTTAGCAAACTGAGATTTGTCCCAGTGATACATCAAGTTGAACACACCTGATTCTTGTTCATATGCAATGCCATCTTTTACTACCCACTGCTGTCCCCATTTCTGAGTATCTTTAGGGTCACTATCAAGACTCCAGAGAGCAGTTAAACAATTTACTTCAGCACATAGTTTCTGTGGTTGTGCAACAAATACTACACTCTTTTCTATACCACTCATAGTAACTATTTTTTTATTACCCTTAAACATATATCTACAAGGTAATGTATCACCACCAAATAATTTAGTAGTGCTATAGTCACTCATGTCCTCAAGGAAAACTACCGTACCTCTGATGAGAACGATAGGTAGTCTATTGTTTTTTATTAACTGATAATTTAATTGTGAACCTTGTACATGTGCATAACGATTTAACTTGTGACCACCTTTTACACACAAGTCTTTAACATACTTTACGATGTTAGGATTCTGACTGATAAGATGTACAGTAGCTTTCTGATCAGGAAACCCAACGTGTAGAGTTCTTAATGCGGTAGTAGCCGTCTTGACACAAGCATCATCTTCTGCCTTTATAACGACATGAGGTAACCATTCCATTACACAAATGTTTTTAACTATTTATTACCTTAATATTCACGCGACCTGTTTCATCACCTAACTCACCCTCAATGTAGTAATTGAATGCTAAACTGATTCTATCTTGATCTGATTTGTTCTCCTCTGTGGAGTGAACTAAATGAGAAGGGAATAATAATAATAAATTATCTGATACACCTTTAATAAAATGATTACAGTTCAGTGCATTGTGAGTTACAGGTAGAGAATAACTGGTAGTTGTAGTATGAGATCCAGTTTCCCTATCCATAGAAAATTTAATCCCCCCACTATTCTGAGGAACTTTCAAATAAAACACACCACTATAACATGAATTACAATGTACATGTTTAGGTGATGCGTCACTTGGTTTATGTACGTTGATCCATGATCCTGTATTAACTGGTTGTCCTTGAGATGACCTTAGATAATCATAATAAAAATTATTCATATGCTCATCTATTTCTTCTTTAAGATCTGCGAACTGAGGTTCTAATAGAATATTTTTATTCACAGAAACATCACCAGTGTCATCTGGATATCTAACATACTCTAACTGTTTTATATACTCTTCATCTAATTCAAAATCTAATGTAGCACAGTACAGTGGTGTAGGAAATAAAGGTATAAGTTCTGATTCCATCATGCTCCGTCGTTATGATCCCATAAGTGTCTAAGGTCGTCTGGTTTCTGAGGAACCATAAGATATTTGTTACCATCTGGTTTAGTAACCAGTATGGGTTCTCCATCCTCAGCTAGTTTTATATAATGATCTTCTCTTTTCTTTAGATCATCTTCCGTAATTTCAATCATTGCTTAACTTGCCATAGATTACCTATTCCATTTGATCCATAAGGACCTTTCAAAGTCATAGGTCTTTGATGTACATCCAGAACAACCGAAGTAGTTTCTCCTAAGAACAAGACAGGTTCTTTCCTCTCTTTTATTATGAAGTGACCTCTGTTGTCATTACTATTCTTATAACCTTGACGAGAGATTCCAACCCTCTTAAGGTTATCTGGTTTATAATCCCATATATTATACCACAAAGTAATTTGTTTGTCACTACCTGGTAATACTCCGTGTATATATCTGGGATCATATACTAAAAACTTACCCTCTTCTGCGTAAGAAAATACAGCATTGGTAGGAGGGAAAGGTTCTATTTGTTTTTCATACACACTGGTCTGCTGAGTGTCAAGAAATACAGTGGGGTTAGGATCGTCATCTAGGTACAAACAGGTTCCTAACATAGGGTACTTCATCTCATCCTTCTCTGCTCTCAAAGATTCATCATGGTCAGCATGAAATAGAATCATGTGATTACTTTTCTCCATCACATGTATCCACCATTCAAATCCAACTACATTATTACACTTGTCAGAGAAATGAAAATCATATGAGTCTAAAATAAACTGCTCGATAGGATTGTCTGGTTCATCAAACAAACCAATCCAAGCATTCCTATCCATATGTTCATTGAAGAACTCCACCTCAGTCTTTAGCATTTGTAAAGTCCAATGTGAAACTACTTGTTCATACTGAAAAATTCTCATCTAATATCTACATCAATCATTCTAGTTGTTCTTCTTCGTGGTGCTTCTGTTCCTACTCTAATTTGTTTTTCTTCTTTAGGTTCAGTTAATGCTACCACATAACTCATGTCTAGTCCACCATAGGTGTCACCGCAAACATATGTTTGATTGTCGCAACCACACATCCTGTAATCATGCTCATGTTTAGACTGTATTGTGTTATTGCATTTAGTACAAGTTACTGTTGTCATCTTTCTTTAAAATGTCAATGAATAGAAAAATCATATCATCGTCAGAATAATTATACCCCGAATGAACGTGATCCATTACATCATATACTTGAGGAACTCCCTCTTCCCAAAGAACTTTCTCCCCTTTCCAAATCATATAGCATTCATTGGAAGGTATGTATAAAGGTATCTGTATTCTTCTGTATGCTTTTGGTGTTTTTCTTTTTTTACTTTTGTTATAAACTGGTGGATCTTTATGAGGTCCTAATTCTGTTCCTGATTCAAAAAGAGATATTGTAGCTAGAAGTATCTCATCATCTTCTAGAATATCTATTACTTTTTGATCATCTATGATACTTTTACGAACACAACCATGATCCTCTCTGTGTCCTTTCAACCAACAGAAGTATATATCCTTGTTAGAATAACCAACAGCAGTTGGAGCTCGTCGTAACGGAAAGTCTTGTGCTCGTGCCCATTCATAAAGATAATCTATATCACTCTTCTTCATCCCAATGCCCTAACACCATCACACTTGGATTATCTTCTTCAATCCATTCATGCCATTCCATATACAATGAATACATATCTTCATACTGTTTGTCTTCTACTAATGCATCGCAACGAGCTTGATGCCACTCTAGTAGATCATCGCATTGTGATTTAATTTCAGACGGTACGTTGTTCATTGTAGTAATCTTTTTTCATGTATCTGCCAAGGATATTTGAGTTGTAATAGTTTTCAGTTTCACTTAGTACATTATTTAAAAAGAGTTGTCTGGTCTCCTCGTAATTAACCCAACCCTTTGTAGTATGTAGACTTATAATTTCTCGTCTGAATACTTGTTTACCAAACTCTTTAATGTCTCGTTTAAGTTCTTCAGAGCTTCCGTAGTACCGCTTCCAGTCAGATTCCTTTGTAACTCTTCTCTTACCGCCAGTGGGTTTACGCTTTTGGTAGAAATATTTTCTTCCGATGTACTGTCTACCATTCTGTAAATTTGTAATCCTGTAGACAAAACCGAAGAAGTCGCCAATATCATCAGTAGTGAAAGCTGTACCTTTATATAACCAGGGATTTTCATAATCAATCTGGGTATCCGTCATCGTCATCACCACTATACCACTGTTCTCCATTACTGTCAATGTATGCTTCTTTATCTGCGTATACTTCTGTCTTTAATTCGGCTAATAGATCCTCCAATTCTGTGATTAACTGTTTCAATCTGCTCTGTTGCATAAAAAAATCCCCGACTACCATATGTAGTCAGGGAGAAGTTTTACTATCTGTATAGTAATTTGACTTCAGCATAGATCAACCACATGAAAACCATGGATGCTACCATGATTTCAGTTGTAACTAACATCACTTATTAGCGACGAGTTCCTTTTCTAATTTTACACCACGGTAAACTAGATCGACCTTGTTTGTTTGCTGAGTCTTTGAATCATTGGTGTCGTACTTAACACCACGGTATGTGACTTGTGCCATTTGGTTTCTCCTAAAGTAATTGGACTTTTTACATCCGTTCCTTCAGTCGGCTTTTGCGTCTCCAAAACATCCTTCTTCTTCTACCTTTGTAGCGAAATAGTTAATCAGATCTGACTTGCTTCTGTCATCAAGATATTCATCTTGCATAACTTCAACAGCGAGTTCTGACCACTGATCACATTTAATAGTCCAATGGACTGGTTCATGTGATGCCAATAAAGATAGGTAAAAAAGTACTGGCATGGAGATGAACGTACCCGTTCCGAGTCGGCTTACTTGCGGTATGAATGTATCATACTGAACGTAATGTCATGATAGCATGACATAATTATTTAGTCAAGTATTGTTCTGAAACCACTCCTTCAATGATGTCTGGTATCCCGATTCTCTACTGGGCGGTTCCTTGATCCCCTTCATCTTCTTGTAGTCGTTGTGCATCGCTTGGAGTAACCATGCCTGTGCTAGTTGCTGAGGTCCCTCTTTCAACAATCGGGTTTGTAATTTCGATAGACCAGCCTTCATCTCCAAATACTCCTGTCTCCACGATGTTCGGTTCTCTTCTGTCATTTTCCTCCCATTGTTTTAAAAGATCATCTGCCTGTCGGTCAACGTCTTTCATTGTATTATGTATTTTAACATCAATCCATTTCTTTTTCAACCACTCGATAGCACCTAGCAATAAAAAAGAGATGGGAAACTTTTGTTTCTTAGCCCATCTCTCTGCCTTTGCATACCAAGGATCTACACCCTTGCCAAATGTTGTTTCAAAGTTTAAACCCACTGAAGGTGTCTTGTTCAACGTCTTGTTTGATTCCTCCAACGACATAAGATTCAATCTCCGTTTCTTGTGGTGCGTTCTGTTGACCCTTACTATTTAACCAGTACTGTGTCCATGGTAAAGGATTGTTTCTGATACCGATGTCATACAGTGGATCAAAACCAAGTGCACGTAGTCTTCTGTTAGCAGTAAACTCTACGTACTGTGACAATAGTTTTTCATTTAGTCCTATCATGCTACCATCTTTGAAGAGGTGTGCTGCCCATGCTTTCTCTTCTTCGACAGCGTTCTTAAACATGTCTATGATGTTGGATTTTTCTTCTGCAGCGATGTCCACCATTTCTTCATCGTCACCATTTTGCCAGGCTTTGATGATCTGTTGAGTAAGGACAAGATGTTGGCTTTCATCTCTGGCGATAAGAGAGATAATTTTAGCGGATCCTTCCATAACTTTGAGTTCACCAAATGCAAACGAGCAAGCGAAGGAGACATAGAACCTAATGCCTTCAAGAATGTTGACGTTGAGTACTGCTCGGTAGAGTTTTCTTTTGAGTTCTTTCCTGTCATATGCTCCAGATGGGTGACCTTCAGCAGCCATCCTCCAGATGTTACCGCTGTCGTATTC